TCTTCATATCCTTTACTCAGAGCACGACGACCAGGAGAAGCACTACCAACACCTTGCTTCTTCAGAAAAAAGTAATCACCATCTCCAAACTTATAAAAAGTGCTTGATGCTCCCTGATCTACAAGTTCTAATAAAAATGACTTAAACTTTTCCAAGTCTTCTTGAAAATTTGGATAAGTATCTAGTGATGAAAAGCAGAGGTTTCCATCATTATTAACTGTTCCTTCAATCTTATAGAGATCCAAGTACATATCAGTCCTCCGTTACAGCAACGCCGTGATAGACGGCAGTCTTACCATCATAAGAAGAAATACCACGCTCACCATAATACTCCTTCACCCAATAGATTACATAATCAATATCTTCTTGAGTCATACCAGGATGGCAAGGAAGACTAAGAAGTTTTCTCCACTCACGATCTGCAACAGGATAATCACGATCCTGCTTTACAATCCTGTGCTTATGAAGTGGTTTGTAATGAACTCCCGTGTGAATTTTTTTATCAGCAAGATAATCAATAAGATCATCACGTTCAGAAGCAGGAACACGAGCACTATAATGTTGAACGGTTTCACTGTGTGATGGGGTTCGTATGAGTCCATTCAGTTCATTATTATATCTACTTTGAATGTGTCTTCTCCACTCCAGATGTTTAGGAAGTTTCTTCATTTGTTCCAAGCATATTGCTGCTTGGAGATCAATCATATAACACTTGTATCCTAAAATATCAATATTATAATCCCAGGAATATCCAGGTTTACCACTAAAAGAATCACTACTATTTACCCTTGAATATGTGCTAGTGATGCCCAACCAAGTCATCGGAATTAGTTTCTCATACAGTTCCTTATCATTGGTAGTGATCATTCCACCATCACCGCAAGGCATTGTTTTCACTGCCTGGAAAGACCACACGGCAACATCACTTTTGGTTCCAGCACCAGGAGTATAGCAACTATGGGCACAGTCTTCTAATATAAATCCATCATAAAACTCACGGATTTCATCGATTGGAGCAGGCACTCCTGCTAAGTTTACGACAATAACCGCCTTTGTATTTGATTTTAGATTTCTTTTAACATCCTGAGGATCTATACATAGGGTATCCTCTAAAACATCTACAATAGTTGACGTGCAATTATTCCAAAGAGGAACAACAGCAGTTGTTATAAAAGACATTGTAGGACTAATAACGTCACAGTCTTTAATTCCAAGTGCCTTTAAAACCAAATCTTGTCCACTAGTTGCACTATTAACTGCTACAGCATACTTAGCACCAACAAGTTCAGCAAACTTCTTCTCAAACTCTGCTACTTTAGGCCCTTTACCCCACCACCCACTTTCTAAAGATTCTCTAATAGAATTAAGTTCTTCTTCTCCACCTACAGGACGAAGGACAGGAAGCATTGTATTACGGATTTTCATTTTTTCTCCTACTCAACAAATGTGAAAATTGTTAACGTCAAGAACCTTTTGGTTTCTTTCCCAATCGTTTCTAACGATGCCTAACCAATTTAACCATTCATACTCAATTTTATTTTCATTAACAAAATTATAAAGAAGTTGTTCAGAACCAACACCTTGAGAAGAATTTGTTTTGATGTAATTTATAGCATAATTAGCATAATCTAACATAACAGAAGAACTCATTGAAAAAAACATATCATTATACATCCCTTGTTTATGAGTCTTTGCAAAGTTTCCATTTAAAAATACAAGGTCTGGATTTGATAGAAGTGCTTGTTTCTCTAATCTTTCTGTTCTTTCAAAAACGTAAGGACAGGTATATAATTTTCTTGCTGAGATGTAAGAAATATTCTTATAATTATCTAGGTCGGTTTCCTCAAGGGCAGTTTTGAGCATCAACAACTCACCCATTCCCTTGTTTTTGGTTCCAATGTTTCCCTCACTTCCAGTGACACACATCTCTGATTCTGAAAGAAATTGGCGTAGTTCATTACTTTTAATTTCTTCAGGGTCATCAATAGTATTTTCGCAGATCACCAAATCAAAAGAATCTGGAATAACTCGTTTTAGTTGTTGAAGACAGATTAGGTATTCATTTTCTCTAGCATCATTAACTTCTTCAGACAACTGAATTGGACGCAAGGAACAAAATCCAAGTGCTAAATTTTTCATTCATTAAAACTACACATAGTTACAACTATAACTCAGTTTATCTAAAAAGTCAATTTTCACACAAAATTTTTAATCCCTCATCTAGACTAAATTTAGGTTCAAATCCTAATTTATAAATCTTATCAATATTTAAATAATAATCATTGACCTTATCTGGAAGATAATTTATACAACTTGAACTTCCAAGAATTTTCTTACAATACTCTACAGGATATCCAAAATTTATTGCCACTCCACTTGATACATTATAAATTTGATTTACCTCAGACTTATTCATCAAATAAGATATCGCACCACACACATCATCAATGTAGATAAAATCTCTCTTGAACTTTCCATAATAATGAACATCAACGTCCTGATTATTCTTCAATTGATTAATAATATAACCAAGAACATTCTTCTTATGTGAACAGTTTTTATCTTGCCCATAAACATTTGCAAGTCTAAAGATACGATACTTAACTCCAAACGTTTCACAAAATGTAATCAACATCTGCTCGGCGGTTCTTTTAGTAATTGAATAAAAACCACTCGGATTACAATAATCATCTTCAGAAGCATTGATTACTTCAGATCCATAAACAAATCCTGAACTAACAAAGTTAAAAGTTACATTTTTATTTCTACAGTTGTCTAGAACATCCATCAATACATTTAGATTTGTATTAATATCAACATGAAGATCCTCGTAAATATTATGATTAGTTGTTGTGCTAATGCAATACAAGATATTATTTGTTTCAGGAACCATCTGGTCTCTTGGAATTTTTACTCCACCATAAAGTTCACAGAAACGACTGCCAATAAATCCAGTCGCACCAAATACTGATGTGTCACTCATACTTATCGCATTCTACAAATGATTTTCCATCTTGATCTTTTAAAGACAGAATTGGATTAATATTACCCCAGTCAATTCCAAGGTCTTTATCATTCCACAGAAGAGTTCGATCATACTCTGGATGATAATAGTCAGTTGTCTTATACACAAACTCAGCAGTATCTGTCAATGTATAAAATCCGTGAGCAAATCCAGGTGGAACCCACAGATGTAGATTATTTCTATTCAGTTCAACTCCATACCATTTACCAAATGTAGAGGAAGACTTACGGAGATCCACAATCACATCATAGACGGCACCAGAGATGCACCGAACAAGTTTTCCTTGAGCGTGTTGTATCTGATAATGAAGACCCCTGAGAACGCCCTTAGAGGACTTAGAGTGGTTGTCTTGAACAAAATTACTAACGCCAGTGATTTTTTCAAACTCTCTCAGATTAAAACTCTCTAAGAAAAAACCACGATCATCTTCAAATTTATTATTAGTAATTAGATAAGCGTCTTTAAGACTAGTGCCGATTGCGTTCATACCATTTAATTGTTCTTTGAAGTCCATAGTCAAGAGAGAATATTGGTGACCACTTTAGTTCGTTTTGGATTTTTGTAATATCCGTGGAATAACGACGGTCGTGTCCTGGTCTATCGCTAACATATTCTATCATAGATTCATCCTTACCCATCATAGTAAGAATTTTTTTAACTAAATCAAGATTAGTAATTTCATCCATACTACCGATATTATATTTTTCACCACTCACACCATTTTCCCATACCTTAATTAAAGCAGTGCAATGATCTTGAACATACAACCAATCACGAATTTGCTCACCATCACCATAGATTGGAACTTTTTTATCTGACAAAATATTCAGAATTGTTTGTGGAATAAATTTTTCTTGATGTTGACGTGGCCCATAATTATTGGAACAGTTAGTAATATTTACAGGTAGTTCATATGTATGATGAAATGCCATTACAAAGTGTTCACTCGCTGCCTTAGATGCTGAATATGGATTTCTAGGATTATAAGGACTGGTTTCTGTAAATGATCCTGTCTCAATTGATCCATAAACTTCATCGGTTGAGATATGAATGAACTTTTCTACACCATATCTGACAGCGCAATCCAATAGATTTGCAGTGCCCGCAACATTGGTATGAATAAAATCTGAGCAATCTCTAATTGAATTGTCAACATGACTTTCTGCAGCAAAGTGAAAAACTGTTTTAAACTTATAATTAGAAAAGACATATTGACATCCTTCTTTGGAAGCAATATCAATTGTATAAAATTTAATAGGATCAGGTATATTATGCCAATCAGCAGCATAAGTGAGTTTATCAATACAGATAATTTCTTCATCCGTAACTGTTAATAAGTGATGAAGAAAATTACTACCAATAAATCCAGCACCGCCTGTAACAAGAATTGTCATGATAAATCGTTAGGATAAGAATACTTATTCAATAATTCTGGAGAATATTGTTGAGAAATTTCCATAACTTCTTGATGTTCTCTCTTTTCTTTCTCAAGAGTATAAACACGATTTCTAAGTTCTGTTGAAGAATATTGATGTCTTCGTAGATGATAAAAAATTTCTATGCCGTGATCAATACAATATTGCTTTCCTGTAAAATCCCTATTCTCATATTCCTCACTCAAAAATCGTATATCAATTGTTTGTGTCTGAATTAAATTAAGTAAGTCTGATTCAGTTTCATACACAAGAATTTCATCAACATACTTACATCCTTGTAGTTGAACATAACGCTCATAGACAGTCTGAACTGGTTTATTTTTTACACCAGGACGATCAATTGTTGGATCAACTTGAAGAGCAACTTTTAGATAATCGCATAATTCTTTTTCCACCTTAAGCATTGTAATATGCCCAGCGTGAAAAAGATCAAATGAACTGCAGTTAAATCCTATCTTCATGGTAAAGATTCTTTGTTTCATTATACTAAAAAAGGTG